TGTGGTGCCTGACAGCAACGCGGGCGGGTAGGAAGAGTTGTCAATAACCTGCGGGGTGCCGTCAGCTTTGATTATGACACTTTCCGGCCCGACGACTTCCGGGGAGGTGTCCGTCAGGGTCAGCGTGGCGATATTCTGTATCGCCCCGCCCCCTTCAGCTTTCTGGTTGGCTGCCGGGGCGGCAGACGCCTTGTTCTTCATGCCGGGGCGTTGCGAGAGGCGCAATCTGCCCGTAGCGGGGTCGTGGCCCCGGACATTCTGGGCGTCTACTGTCGAACTCGGGTCGTGGTCTTCGTATGCGAGACCCTCGACAATTCCCCGATGCGGCGGGGAAAGCCTGACCAGCTTCCTTCGTGGAGGCATGGCATCCTCCTAGAAGGGGTTTAGGACGTGGTAACGACCTGCCAGTCGGTTCCCGAGTCGAGGACATAGAGCTTGCCGTTCTTCACGTCGATGGCGAGAGAGCCTTTGGCGTATCCCTCCACAGACGACGGCTCGCCTTCCGAGACGATAATCAGGCTGTCGCCGTTTTCGTCGGAAGCGACAACACCCGTGGCGTCTTGTACTGCGTGTCGTTGACTCATCGTATTCTCCTACATTCTTTCGTCGTTTCGGGGAATCAGGTCAGCCGTGTCGTCAGTGCCGACGACAATCTTCTCGACGCCGGGGCCAATGACGATGGGTGTGTCCAATTTGAGGGAGACGGAATCGCCGCCGTCAATTGTGACTACAGCCGGGTCTGTGCTGGCGATGAGCGTATATGCTCTCGACTCGTCCAGCTCCCAAGTCCCAGCCGTGAGGTTGGTGGAGCCTACGTTTACTTCAGCCATGACTTACTCCAGAAATGTTCCGTCTTGCTGCTTGTGGCGGATTCTCCCGCCATAGATCCGTGTATGCTCGGGGTCGAACCCGTCTGACTGATCGCTGTTGTATCCTAGCAGTTCCGGTCTGTTGGCTCGACCGTCTTTTTCGATGGACGAAGCCAAGGCTTCCATGAACCGCATCTTGTATGGGCCAACCTCCCTGTCCAGCCTTCGCTCGGCTTCAGACAGGCAGGAGTACAGGATTGTATCAGAGTGGTCGTCCGCTCCGTAGGGGTAGTCCCCGGCGGCAGAAAGGGCCTGCGGCCTGACCTCATATCGGTAGTGGATGACTGCCGAGCTGGTGATCGCGGGCCAGAACTGGATGGTGTGGGTCTTGGCCCCTCCAGTGCTGGATGTCGCCAAGGTGTTTTTCGGAGAGATCGCGGCCAGCGTTGGGTCGGTTGAGGAGCTAGCTGCATAGTCTCTTTGGCGCAACTCCCTGATCCTCGCCTCTCCGACAATCCTGACGGTGTGCCAAGCGTTGTCTTTCTCGGAGAAGGTGATGTTGCCGACGATACGAGCGAAGTCCGCTGGGAGATCGTAGTCGTCTTGGTGGAGCTTGAAGGTCTTGGCTCCTATGGCGGTTGTTCCGGGGTTGTCGTTGGAGTCCAAGGTGATTTTGAAGGAGTTGTCTCCAGTCCCCACCGACGCCACCGGATAGCTGACCCCGTCGAAGTCGAGGAAGCCGGAAGTTGCCCACGACGGGACAGGCAGGTAGACGGTCGTGCTGTCGATGGAGTGGGTTGAGGCGTTGGCAACAGCAAATACTGTTGGGGAGACTACGGCTGTAACCTCCTTGTCGGCCTCTGCGTCAGAGGCTGACTTGATCCTCACGGTGTCCCCGGCAGAAAACCCGTGGCTGCTGGCAGTCGTGTAGGTGTTGGTGCCAGACGTTGACCGGGCGGTCACCGACAGCTTGGTGACCGAGATGACATTACTGCCATCGTAGGTGGCTGTGTTTGTGTCTCCGTTCGTGTACGGAGCTTGGAGCTTTGTGTTCGTAACAGGCTTCAGGAAACTCCAGTCGTGAATGTACTCCCCGACCGGTGGCGGGCTGTAGAACTGCCGTAGGCCGGAGGCGATGACCCGGTTCACGACATCCTCTGCATCAGACTCAGCAGCAGGGGCACCCGTGCCGCCGTAAAGGTACTCGTTGACCTCTTTCTGGAGGTCTCCGTTCGTCAGCCCGAGAAGTGCCATGTCGTACCCCTAAAAAAGAACAGGGGGCGATGGCGGTGAAACCACCGCCCCCTGCGGCTGAAGGGAGGCGAATCCCTTGGGGCTTTCAGTTACTCGGCAACGCCGAAGGCGATAGCCGAGCCGAGGTTGAGAGTTTCCACCTCTCCGGCGGAACTCTTGATGCCGAGGACAAGGTAGCCGTTGGCCACTCCGGGGTAGGCGACCTTCTTGCGAAGGACTCCGTCCGTCGAGACTTCAATATTCCCCTTGCCGTCGGAAACCATCTTGACGACGATGTTGGCCCCGTCGGCGATGTTCACATCCAAGTCGGTGTGTACTGCGTCAACGCCCGTAACCTTCGAGCTGAAGAAGAGGTCCAACGCCCCCTCCTTCTTGAAGATTCCGAAGGATTCATCGGCAGGGTCGGCGGAGGCGTCGTTGGGGATAGGGTTCTTCGCGTCGGACGCAAACCCCAGAAGGATCGCAGAGTTTGCGACGCTTGTGACCTTCAGGTCGCACTGGAGGACAAACCTGTTCCCGGCCAGCTTGACCTTGCCGTTACTGGCAAGCGTCGCGTAGTTGTTGTCGCCGCTCTCCGTGGTGAGGACAACCTCTCCAACAGCCACGTCAGGGGCGGCAGTTCCGCTGCCGTTGGCGAACAGGCGAGGGTCTCCGTTGGGGATGGACTCGTTGCCGTACCCGTGGAGCAACATCTCGCCGTCGAGTCCGAGAAGCATGTTTTTGATTGGGAATCGGCCCCAGATCTTCGGGTCGAGGCGGCCATCGAGGACTGCAAGTCCCTTGTGCGGCATGTTAGCAGGCATATCTTTTCTCTCTTTCGGTTGACGCTGCCAGTTTCAAAAAGCCCCCCGCCCCGCGTGGCAGCGATTGCTAAGGCGGGGGGCTATGCGAACTCTTCAGTTTCTAGGAAACGTCCTTCAGAACGAACTGGCTTCGCCGGTCGTTGCACAGGAAGTTGTAGGTGCAGTCAATGTACTGCGTAATAGTCCGGTGGTGCAGCGGATGCGGGGAGACGTTCGATTCCCGCATGTACTCTCCGCTGAGGAAGACCGGATGGAAGTTCTTCCAGTTGATCCCGTAGACACGGTTCTGGGCGACGTTGCCCTGATCCACGTCGAGGAACGGAACCCAGTTGACCGACGTGCGACGGAAGGTCGTCAAACCCTCTTTGCTCGCCACGTCGTTACCGAGGTTCTGGTTCTGCGATTCCAGAATCTCTTCCATCCGCGAGATGATCGCGTAGGAAGTGTAGAACGCGAACTGCTGGCCGACGTTGTTGTAAGGGCCGTCAACCGGAGGCCGGAAGTCGGTCTTCACAGCAGCTTCTCGCCAGCCGCGAATCAGATCGCTCTTGGAAACCTTCGAGAAGAAATCGACGTAATTCTTCCACCGCGCCCCGTAGGTCGCGTTGGCCGGATCAACTCCGCCGATCTTGTCGCCAGCAACATAGCCGCCGCTCTCGGGCAGGTTGCCCAGAAAGCCCTTGTCGCTGTCACCGCCGAGGGCGATCCAGTAGTTGACGCCGAGAGGCTTCAGGGTGTCGCCCTTGGCGGGCGGCGAACCCCAGAAGTTCTCTTCCATCAGACCGGCGAGCGAGGTCATCGCATCGACCCGCGAAGTCTTCAGGAGGTTGACGAGCCGGGCCGGTTCACGGTTCATCGCAATGATCCGCTCTTCGATTGCCCAGTGAGTCTCGCTGTGCCGCCAGTCGATCTGGCCGCGAATCTGCGTGTCAGCGGTTGTCGGGTTGTCTTCTTCGTTCAGCTTCACGTTGCGAGCAGCGTTGTTGCTGTCCACGCGGAGGTTGAACTGATGACCGTGGCCCGAACCGAATTCGACGCGGTTCTTCTTGAGAAGCTGGGGCATCGCCGTGTGACGCTGGAGGTCCACAACGATGTCCGTCCACTTCACCTTATCCATGTGGCGAAGCGTGGTTTCGATCAGGTCTTGGTAGTCGCTGGCAATGTAAGCCATTTGCTATTCCCCTGTTCAGGGACTCTACCGCCAACCTTGCTCCTGTTGCCATTCGGTCGCAGCCTTGATGGCGGCTTCCTCAGACGTGAGGGGCGAGGCTTCTTCGTGGGTCGGTACAGCCGAGGCTTGAGACCTCTGCTGACGCGACCTTTCGGACGCTTTGCGGAGAGTCTGGTTCTTGATTTCATTACCGAAGACAGCCCCTGTGGCTTCTTCGACCAATCGAGCCATCGGGGGAATAACTTCACCCCTTGCCTCGTATCCGTGCCCCAACCTTGAAACCGCCTCCGCCAGCCTCATGCGAGCATCGGCTTCATGACTAGGCAGATCGTCCTGCCCGCCTCGGCCAAATGTCGCTTCGTCCATAGTATTCACAATTCTCTCGAATTCCGCAACATTGGCCTCCGCCTTGCGGGCAGCATCCGCTTCGATCAGGGAGGCGTTTTCGTTTTTCAGCCCATCAAGCTCCTGACGCATAGCCTTCATTTGCTCGTTGGCGTGGTCGACGAACTTGACGATCCCTTCGTCGTAGTCCGTGGCATCCTCCAAGACGTACTCGGAGAATTCAGACTGGGGGGCGGCTGGAGCCTGAGGGGTCTCTTCTTCTTCGTCGTAATCCGAAGTGACAGCCTCAAGCATAGTGTCGAACGCCTCGGGGGTTCCGAAGTTCTCGACCTGCTCCCGACTCAGCCCGATCTGTTGCCCCCAGAGGTATTGCTCGTCACGAAACAGGGACGGCTCCTCCTGCGGCTCCCCTTCTCTGGCGTCCTCTTCCGGTGCCTCCTCTGCGGCGAAGGAGGGTTCAACAACGTCGATCAGCTCTTCGCCCGGATTTTCCGCAGGAAGTTCCGTAGTCTTGCCCTCTTCCATTTGGTACTCGTCAGCCATTTCTCTCTTGCTCCTACCTAATGCGTGACATTCTCTGTGACAGCCTCTGCTGTCTGGGACTGGGTGCCCTCGGTGCCGGTCTTCTGGGTCGAGGCGGCGGGTAGCGACGCCTGCCCTGCGGAACCCCGGCGGGCATGATGTTCGGAGGATTGTCCGGGTCGATATTGGGCGGTCGGTACAGGAACTTGAACAGATCCTTGAGGCCACCCTTCTTTTTTGGCCGTCGTCGGCGAGGCGTCAGGGGGACGGATCTTTTCGGGACTAGCGGTGAACCGTATGCCATCAGCGACCTCCGATACGTCTTCTGATCCTTCGTCTTTTCTTTCTCTTCTTCTTCTTCTTCTTTGGCTTCTCTTCAACTCTCATCGACAGAAGCTCTTTGAGTTTTTCGCTTCGCATCACATGACCCCGTCCCTGTTGTGCATCCCGATGAGCCGGAGGTACTTCGCTTGGTGTCTCATGCTAGTGTAATGCGGTCGCCCTTGGCTGTCGAATCGGGTTGGAACACCGTGCTTGGCCGCGTGGGCTTCTGCGGCCTTGATGTCTTTTGGATGTACGGCGGACCCTTCGCAAAAGTGGTCGACCCACTCCTTTTGGACATTAGAGGGATCTCCGCCTTTTGTATCAATACCGGGAACCTTTCTGGCCTTGAACTCGTCGCGGCTGATCTCTTCCCCGTTGATCTTGTACTTTACCTTCATTTCTTTTTTCTCTTTTTTCGCTTGCCATTCTTGCTGCGGTTGACTCCCTTGAGAACCGCTGAAAGATTTGACCGGCTGTTGTTGTTCGGGTTGCTGTCCTTGTGGTGGACATCCCTTCCGTCGCCCTTTCGGACAAGACCGGCCTTGAGCAGCTTCCGTCGAGCCTTGTTGCGGTTAGATCGCCTCTTTCTCTGCTCGGGCTTCCCGTGGTAGTCACGATACTCTTTTGCGTAATTGCGACCCATCAAGCACCTCCTGTCTGTCGAGCAGCGGCGTCCTGCTGGCTACCCTGCATTCGGTTGCCCATCATGTTGTTGATGAGAACCTGCTCGGCCCCTCCTCGCGTGGACCCCGGCCTGCTGATTCGCTCGTTCGTCCTGTGAGTGACCGGCGGCTGGCTCTGGGACTCCTGATCCCGGCCAGTCCCCGGTTCGGGTGCCTGCCCCTGCTGCGTGATGATCTCGTTCAGCTCAGGCATGTTGGCGTACTGGCTGTAAATCCTCAGCAACGCGCCCATGTCCAATCCCATCCCCTGCTGCTGCATGAGCGGCATGGACGGCATGATGACGCCCTGAACAACTTGGTTGAGAGTCTGCATTCTTTGTCCGGGGGACTGGAACTGCATCGAGTATGGCTCGATATCTATTTCGTACTCAAAGAAAGACTCCTCCCGCTGCTCTGCCCGCAGTCCAGTTTTGATTGGCTCGAACTCGCCCATCTGGATCTCTGCCGGATACTCCTCCATCGGGTCGTTCCACAGGTAGTACCCGAAGTCTGAGATGACATCCTTGGTAAACAACCGGACAGCGTCCTGCATTCCGGCGACCCGCTGGTTCGCGCTGGAGAACAGCAACTGGTCCTGCCCGAGAGTTTCCGACTGTGCGCCCAGCCCGCCAAGCGCGTCCAAGTTGCCAGCCAGCCAACTGAACAGTTCCTTCGACTGGAGCATGAACGCGAAGTTCTGCTGGTTGACTCCGCCGGTCGAAACTTCTTCGATGGGCATCCCGCCGCTGATGGAAACCACATCCCCGTCGTTGGCCTTCCGCAGTCGGTCGCCATCCTCGGTGTCGTGGCCTCGCACCACACCCACGGTCTTCTGACGCTGGGCCTGCCTGTCCAGCTTCCGGTACAAGCCGTTGACGATCTTGTGGAGACCTTGCCAGAGCATGGCCGGGGCCAGTGGCATCGAGTTCCCGTCAACCTCGTTGAAGAACAGAGTGTGGAAAGGGCCGTCCTCAGGGCCGTCCCATTCCACCACCCGAAGGGGTGGATCACCTTCGTTGGGTCCGAGCGTGACCAGCGTCTTGGTCTTGGGAATCCAGATCTCCCACAACTCGACCTTGTCGACGTATCGCTCCTGAAGCATTGTCCCATCGGAGGTCAGTGACGAGATCCGCTCATCGCCACCCTCGTTGTAGTTCGTGAGGTCTCCAGCCTTGAGCTTGGCCCGGACATTCCTCTTGAACTCCTTGTTGGACTTGGCGTCATCCAGATCCATCAGGTAGCGGTGCCCTTTGAAAGAACACTCCTCCATGACTCTGGCGGTCATGTCATGCACCCAGTCGTCCAGAAGGATGTGCTTGGCGAACGGGGAGTTCTTGTCGATCTCGTACCCGTCAACCTCGTACGTCCCCTGAAAGGCTTGGCCGACCTTGATGATCCCAACAGAGAACAGCGCAGACCGCACGGCCCTTCTAAGCTCCTTGTGAACGTCATGCCTCCGAAGCTGGTCGTTGATGACCGACTCCAGTCTTTCTGCCGCAGTCGATATGCCGTCGCGTCTCGAAAAGACGTTCACCTGCGGCGGTCTGGAAACCAACTGTCGCTCGTAGATGTTGGCAGCCAGCTCCATCAGGTTGACGTGTACCGGCTTCTTGGCACCGCTGTCGGAGTAATACACGCCGACAGACTGCTCCACAGCTTCCTTGTGTCTTTCTCGGAAGGGCTGGAGCTTGTACCGGGAATACTCCATCGCACGACGGAGACGCATGAGCTGCTTGGGGTTGTTCGGGTTCGGCATCCTACCACTCCTCGGCTTGGGCCTCAGCCGCTCGTCTGGAACTCTGACGCCAAGCCATCGACATTAGCGGCGGTCCCTGTGTCTCCCGCTGAGGTTTCTGGGTGGCTCGTCGAAGAACCTTGGAGCAAAGGGCGTCGGCGATGACTACGTCTCCGTGGTTGTCTCCCCGGTCGGTGGGATCAATCGAGTTCACAGAACCCGAGTGTTCGATCTTTCCGTTGGGGAGGTAGATAAACTCCCCGGCTTGGTTCAATGCTCGGGCCGACTGATTGATGAATGCTCTGGTGACTAGGTTGTTCCTGTAGTCGTTGAGCAAGTCTTTTTTGCCGTCACCGGTAGAGAACCATCCGGGCCTGTCGCTTTGCTTTTTCCTCACCGTCCGCTCGTCAGTCATGTAGTATATGTTTGAGTAGTGGCAGTCGTCTACGACGGTCTTTCCGAAGGTTCGTCCGGGTCCGGTCGCTTCCCATATGAGGAAGGCACCTCGTCC